CCAACACGAACACGCTCTCATTCTTCGGTGTCGTGGAGTGCACGGCCTGATGGACATCGTCAGCGCGATCCCCGCGCCCCTGTCGGGGCGGCCCGCCTCCAGCGGGGCCGCCAGCTACGCGCTGTCCGGAGTCAAGTACGACTACGCCATCGGCGGACTGCCGTTCCAGTCCGCCATCTCCGATGACAGGAAGATGACGATCGGCCTGGCGTCGATCAAGAAGGACCAGGTCGACAACACTCGCGAGCCCGGCGAGCAGAGCCTCGATGGCTGGTGGCGCCGCAGTCAGTCCACCTTCATCGGCGGTGAGGGGATGCTCTACCAGGACCCCGACCAGGTCGGGGCGGCGAATCTCCAGAACCGCCACGCCATTCAGTACGGCCACTCCGTGGGCCTGAACCCGTGGACCAACGGACAGCTGTCACTGCTGCGCAGCACCTCGAACCGCATTGCCGACGCCTCCGGCAATGCGCATCTGCTGCTCGGCTGGAACGACGGCACGGACCGCTACTGGTCTGCCGTCGGCTCCACGCTCAAGTCCGACACCGGCTCCGCCGTCACCACGATCACGTGGGGCGGAGCCGGGACCATTCAGTCGCTCACGAGCGACGGCACGAGCTACTACGCCGCGGATTCCACGGGCATCTACAAGGGCGCCGGTTCCGGCGCCGGGGCGAAGCTCTGGGATACCGGCGCATCGCCGGTGGTGTGTCGATGGGTCAAGGGCCGCCTGATGGCGGGCATCGGCCCATCCATTTACGAGCTGGCCGGCGGCACGCCGCCCACGCTGCCCACGGCCAAGATGACGCACCTCAATGCGTCCTGGGTCTGGACGGATATCGCCGAAGGCCCGTCCGTCATCTACGCCTCCGGGTCCGCCGGGGCGCAGTCCTCGATCTACAAGTTCGCCCTGGACTCCTCCGGCGCCGTGCCGACGCTGGCGGCAGGCGGCGCCATCACAGCCCAGCTCCCGCTGGGCGAGGTCGTCAACTGCATGAATGTCTATCTCGGTACGTTCGTCGGCATCGGTACGAGCCGCGGCTTCCGCGTGGGTGAGATCGACTCCAACGGAGACATCTCCTACGGGCCGCTGCTCATCCAGATCAGCGGCGGGGTGAAGTCTGTCGCCGCCTATGACCGCTTCTTCTTCGTCGGCGGAACGAACTCGATCGCCGGGCAGTCAGGCCTCTGGCGCGTGGATCTGGGGCAGATCATCCAGGACGCCAGCGCCACTGTGGCGCTGTTCGCTTACGCCACCGATCTCCAGTCGCACGTCACCGGAGCGGTCAGCTCGGTGACGAACTTCGGCTCGTCCAACCGCATGGCGTTCGCGGTCGTCGGCCAAGGCGCCTTCCTGGAGTCCGCCTCCACGCTGGAGCCCAGCGGATACTTCACCACCGGCAGGGTGCGCTTCAGCACCCTGGAGCCGAAGCTCTTCAAGTTCGTGACTGTCCGGACACCGAGCAACGTCACCGGTACGGTGACGGCCTCGATCGTCGATCCCGGTGGATCGACCACCAGCGTCCTGTCCACATCCGGCGGCGCAGCCGCCATCACCGACACATTGCTGCCCGCCCCCGGCGAAGCCGTGGAGTGGGTCCAGCTGAGGCTGGACCTGTTGCGGGACGCCGGCGATGCCACGCAGGGCGCCGTCGTGAACGGCTGGCAGCTCAAGGCACTGCCGGGCGCTCAGCGCCAGCGCATCATCGAGCTGCCGCTGATGTGCTTCGACATCGAGACCGATCAGACAGGTCAGAAGACCGGCTACGACGGCCGGGCCGCTTTGCGGTTGGCCGCCCTTGAACAGCTGGCGGTCCACGGCGATGCCGTGTCCTTCCAGGACTTGGCCTCGAAGTCATCGACTCTCGTTCTCATCGACGACTACAAGTTCGAGCAGGGCGCAGCCCCGTCGATCGACTCCGTCACCGGCGGAATCCTGTATGTCCAGCTCCGGACCATCGCGGATGTGATCACGTCATGAGAATCAGGCGCCTGTTCCTGCGGCTCTTCGGCCACCGGTACTTCAGCACGTCGTGCCTCCACGGAGAGCACGACTACTGCAAGAACAAGCAGGGCCAGGCCGGACCGAAGGTCCCGGCCAGCTGCAAGTTCTGCAAGGCGCCGTGTCGGTGTCGGTGTCACCGGAGGACAGCATGAGCTGGCCGCCAGCGCGCGACATCGTCGCGCCCGTCTCCGAGCAGGAGCACGAGGCCGTGCGCATCACCCAGCGGGCGCTGGGGCTCGCCCCGACGGGCGAGCTGGACGAGCCCACCAAGGCCTCTCTGCGAGGCGTGCAGCGCCTCTTCGGGGCGCAGGTCACAGGAGTCCTGGATCTGAGCACGGCGGCGCTCATCGAGCGCCTGAGACACATCTACAAGGAGGACTGAGTGACCAAGGACCAGGCCAAGGACGTAGCCGAGCGCGCCGGCTGGACGCTGGCGCAGGCGGCTGTCGCCTTCGGCATCACCGAGGCGGCATCCATCAAGGACTGGTGGGCGCTGCCCATCGCCGCAGCGCTCAGCAGCGCCAAGACGTACATCCAGCACCAGCTGGACAACCACAAGAAGCCGCCGGAGGTGGCGTCATGAACACGTCGGAGATCGGATTCCTGCTCATCGTCGGCACCTTCGTGGTGGTGCTCCTGATCGCGCTGGGCGTTCTGCCCAGCTAATACAAGAGGTACATGTGATGACTCCCGACCAGCGCTTTGCGGTCCTGCTGGTGGTCCTGGCCGCCGTCCTCGGCGGCGTGGGCTGGCTGGCCAAGTCCGTGCTGGGCGTGACCGCCCAGTGGGTGCGCACAGGCGCCAAGCTCGAAGAGCTGTCCGGCGACATCCGCGAGCTGGTCAGCTCCAAGGAGCGAGACCACGACCGCATCGAGACCCGGATCGACCGGGTCGAAGGGCGCGTTGAGCGTCACGAGACGTGGCACCAGGGCCATTAGGTCCACCATGCAAAAAAGAGCCCGGCCCCCGAAGGGGCCGGGCTCTTTGGTGGTGCGCCCCTCTCTGCGACGGCGCGAAGCGCGTCGGGAGGGGCGAGTCAGGGGGTGTCGGGCGTGCAAATCACGGCAGCCATGGACAGTCCGGCCTTGTAGCCGGACTTCCAGAGTTCGCGAGCCTTGAGATCAGGCGTCGTGAGCGACTGCGCCAGGATCTCCTTGCGCGCCGTGCGCAGCACCTCTGCGCGGTAGGCGTCCAAGAGCGGGGTGACGGGAGTCGCCCGATCCCAAAGAGCCTCGATGCTCTCGCGCGCGCTCACAGCTCGCCCGCCTCCCGCATGCGCCGGAGATCCGGCGCTCTGTCGCCCTCGATGGCATCGAGGTTGTTCCAGTAGTCCTCTTCGGTCCACATGGGCCAGGTCGCAGCTTGGTCGGTGCTCAGCATCGTAGGCGCCCAGCACTTGCAGCAGACGGCCGGGAGGGAGTCGGTCATGAAGATCCGAGGGCCGATCCGCCAGTCGTGCTCGCACTCGTCCATCACGCCTCCGGCAGGCTGTCGAGATCGGCATGCTCGGTCCAGCCCATCGGCTGGACGCCCGCGAGGCGGGCTTCTTCGGCCGCCCTGTCGGCCGGCGTGAAGGCGGGCGACTCCGGCGCCCGGAAGGCGTTGGCGCCCACTGCGCCAGTGGCGAGGATCGCCGCGTAGGTGTGCGGCTTCTCCAGATCCAGCACCCGCTGGAGCTTGGCGGCGATGGCGGCCGAGTCGTCATCCGCCTGGATGGTGATGGTCGTCTCGGACACGTCGTCCGAGAAGACGAAGCGAACGGGAGCGCGGCTCCCGGTCTTCATGGTGATCATTCGGTGTATCCCTTGAATCGCTGCGTACGTCGCAGATAGTCGGCGTAGACGTCTGGGTGTTTGATGGCGATCTCGTCCACGATGGCCTGACAGGGCGGGCATCGCGCGCCCTCGAAGGGCACGTCCGGCCTGATCTCGTCGCAGCGGATGCACATGCATCCGTGCGGTTCGTTGCGGGCGACGCGGAGCGTCATCCGCGTCATCCAGTACGCGGCGATGCCCATCGAGGTGACGCAGACAAGTCCGATCAGGACGACGATCAGACCGTCGCTCACGACGGCTCCTTGTCGGGGTCGATCAGATCGGCCGAGGCGCTACGCGCCTCAGCGCAGCATGTCCAGTCGCCAGTGGCGGCCAGATCCGCTCGGATCTTCTCCGCCGCTTCGCGGAGGACTTCCTGCTCGAAGGCGAGCAGGGTTTCTTCCCAGTGCTCCGAATTGGAGCCGTAGTGCATCTTCAGACGCTCTCGCGCGTTCACGCGCCCTCCATCGGTCGTGCCTGAGTGAGCCCCTTCACGGGGCTCTGTGCGTGCGTGATGAGCAGTGCGCCATCGAGGGCGCACACGGTGGCGTCGCCCGGAAGGGCGACCTCGTAGTGCGTGCCGTCCTGAAGGACGTACGCGACTGCGTACGGAGGGCGGCGGGGAGGCTGCGCCTCCGGCGCAGGTGTCTCGTTGAGACAGGCGTCGCCTGTTACGGCGCCGCAGTTCGAGCAGCGGTTGTGTGCCGAGCCGCAGGGCTCGGCACAGACCGAGCGGTCGAACCAGTCCCCGGCCCGCTGGCCGCAGGTGCGGCACGCAGGCTCCTCCGGAGCCTGCGGCTCGGGCACGTCGTGCCCGCAGGGACAGCCCAGCGCCTTGCAGGCGCCGTCGATGTGATCCAGCACGAAGTGCCCGCAGCCCTCGCAGGGCGAGGAGTCATGCCATGAGTCGTCGTACCCCGGAGCCTCCGGCTCTGCCCTGCGGCACTTCAGGCCGCACCGCTTCAGCGGGTCGCGGCATACGCCGCCCTTGCCGCAGTAGCGGCTCTTCGGCTCGGGCACGACGTGCCCGCAGGCGCAGTCCCTGCCGTCGCAGGGGTTGGGACGGTGCGAGCCATGCTCGCAGCCGTCGCACTCCGGCTCCGCCGAGGCGGGGTTGCGATGCTCAACCGCGCCACAGGCGCAGAGTCGCATCTCCGCGTCGAAGGTGCCGGGGCTGATGTATGGCTTCTTCCAGTCGGACCAGTCGTGCCTGTGTTCGAAGGCGTGTCGGTGATCCCCGGTGAACGCCGGACACACCGTGCACATCGTTTCCACATGGAAACGCCCGTGGTGCTTGCACAGCGCGCAGAAATCCTGCATGTCCTGCCGCTTCGCCGGAATGAAGGCGCCGCAGCGGCAGTTCTCACGGTCATCACCCGCCGGGGTGATGACTTCCCCGACGCAGCGCCCCTGCGCCAACGTCGGATGCAACCTGCGGGCATGCCCGCAGGCGCAGCTCTCATCCGGAGATGAGCTTGCGGAGCCCTTCGGCTCCGTCTCTTCGGTAGACGTCATGCGCGCGACGACCTCTCTTTCCATGCCGCGACGGTTGCGCGCCTGCATATGCGGCAGATGCGCTGTCCCTTCGGAGAGACGTACCAATCGGAATGCCCTTTGCGACACGTCGGCCGACTCGGTCGACCAGGACGGCGCCCGCAGCGCCCCTTGGCGTGCATGTCCCGCATGTTGTCCGACTGCGTACCGGCCCAGAGGTGGTCCGGTCTTACGCATCTGCGGTTGTCGCACCGGTGAAGGACGTTCATGCCACAAGGGATCGAGCCATGCGCAAGCTCGTACGCCATCCGATGGGCCATGATGGGCTTCCTCTTCTTGCGCATGAAATGCCCGTAGCCATTCGGCTGGATGGCTGCTGTCCACTCCCAGCAGCCGGACGCGCTCCAGCGCGTCTTCTCCCAGAAGCGCTCAGCGATCGGTCTGGGTGAGCGCCCGGAGGGCATCTGCGCCACGCTCCACAAACAGTGAGTTCACGTCGTAACCCTTCGGTAGTCGTACGGGGATGGCCCGCACGTCGTTGATCAGCTTCTTGTTCAGGCCCTTGCCGGCGTCGTCGCCGTCCCCGAGCACGAAAACCTTGGAAAAGTCGTCCAGGCATCTGGAGAAGTGCTTCTTCCAGTTCGTGGCGCCGGGTACGGCGACTGCGGCTATGCCGCACATCGAGAGCGTGATGGCGTCCAGCTCTCCTTCGGTGACGCAGATGGCGTCACCGGGTCTGGACAAGTCCAGGACGTTGAAGAGGCTGGTCTCGAATCCTTCGAGACCCACGTACTTGCCGTGTCCGGCTTCCTTGCAGTCGTGCTGCCGCAGGCAGCGGAAGCGGGCATTGACCACGCCCGCCGGGGTCAGGTACGGGATGACCAGACGTCCCGT